CCTCCTATTAGCCAAGAGCTTGCGGATCAATGCCATAAGCAGTTGCAGTTAGATAAACACGGCAACATTGCCTACGACATTGTGGGGATTAAAGGACATGGGGTAGTTGCCATTGACACAAGCCCGTGGCGAGCATTTGAACATATAGAAAGATTAGAACACATTTGCAAGATAGTACTTGCTTCAGGAAAATATTAAAATGAGTAAAGCACAATATAATTTAAACACAAAAACAGACTATCTTAATCGTAAGATGTTTCTAGATCCGGCAGGTCCAGTGACCATTCAACGCTTCGAAGAAGTCAAGTATAAGAAGATTGCAGACTTTGACGCTACAGCTCGTGGCTTCTTCTGGCAACCTGAAGAAGTAAGTCTTACTAAAGATTCAAACGATTTTAAGGATGCAAGTGATGCCGTTAAACATATTTTTACTAGCAACCTACTACGTCAAACAGCACTTGATAGTTTGCAAGGCCGTGGGCCAACACAGGTATTTACTCCTGTGTGTTCCTTACCCGAAGTCGAAGCTTTGATGTACAACTGGGGCTTCTTTGAAACCAACATTCACAGTAAATCATACAGTCACATTATTCGCAACATCTACAACGTGCCCAAGGATGTGTTCAACACTATCCACGACACTAAAGAAATTGTAGACATGGCCAGTTCAGTGGGCAACTACTATGACAAGCTACACGTTATCAACTGTCGCAAAGAACTTGGACAACCTGTCACTGAGAAAGAACATGTTAAGGCCGTGTGGTTAGCACTACATGCTAGCTATGCACTAGAAGCATTCCGCTTTATGGTTTCATTTGCCACAAGCCTAGCCATGGTAGAAAACAAAATCTTCATGGGCAATGGCAACATTATCAGTTTGATTCTACAAGACGAACTATTACACAAGGGCTGGACAGCCTACATGATCAATCAAGTTATAAAAGAAGATCCTCGATTTGTTGAAGCTAAACAAGAATGCGAAGCCGAAGTGTATCAACTATACATGGATGTTATACGAGAAGAAAAAGATTGGGCAACTTACTTGTTCAAGATGGGTCCAGTTATTGGACTTAATGCAAACATCCTGCGTGACTTTGTTGACTACACCGCAGTCAGTGCGTTAAAAGATATTGGTATTAAGTATCAAACTAGTGCTCCTAAGTCAACTCCTATTCCCTGGTTTAATAAACATGTCGACACTAGTAAAAAACAAACAGCATTGCAGGAAAATGAAAGCACTAACTATGTCATTGGCATAATGAGTGACGTACTCGACTACGATGCTCTTCCAACATTATAATAAGTAAAGGAAATAAAATGAAAGCAACCGTATGGTCAAAGTCCAACTGTCCCTATTGCGATCAAGCAAAGGCATTGTTAACGATGAAAGGCATTGCCTTTGAAGAAAAGAAAATTGGGGATGGTTACAGTAAAGAAGATTTAATCGAAGCTGTTCCAACTGCACGTACAGTTCCGCAGATTTTTATCGGCGAACAACTTATCGGTGGGTTCACTGAGTTAAAACAACACTTAACAGAGGCATAAATGTTTTTAGAAAAATCAAAGTTCACAGAAAGTGACATCGTAAGTTTAAAGTTGATTTCAGGAGATGAAGTCATTGGAAAATATGTCAAAGAAGACATGGCAACTATAACACTGAATAAACCAGTGATGCTAGCTATGACTCCAAAAGGTCCTGCTATGGCACCTGTCATGATGACAGTTAGCCCAGAAAGCGAGTATGCTATAAATAAATCAGCAGTACTGTTTCAGGGTGCAACTGTAAAAGAGATCGCGGAGCAGTACATTTTTCAAACTACCGGCATTCAACCAGTGAGTGCAGGTAGTATTGTAACGAGATAATATGCCACTAGTTGCTAGAATTGGAGATACTATTGCTACAGGACACGGTTGTGACGGAACAACTACGTTGACCGGTCCATCTGGCAACGTATTCGCTAACAATAAAGGTGTTGAAAGACAAGGCGATCCTACTGTATCTCACCGAGTATCTGGTAGGGGGTGTTCTGTAAGTCATACCGCTGCAATCAACGCTGGCTCGGCCAACGTTTTTGTTAATAACAAACCAATCGCTAGAATAGGTGACTCAGCTGACGCTGGTTCTATAACTTCAGGCTCACCAAACGTTATAGCCAATTAATTTGACAACTTGATCTCGTTAGTTTATAATCTAAATATGAACATTTATTTAGATATGGACGATGTAGTCGCCGATTGGATGCCCGCAGCCCGAGCTATTGTAAATCGTAACTGGGATTACGGTGAGCGTATTCCCGAAAGTGATTGGAACAAGGTAAAAGCTAAAGCTAGATTTTATCGAGATCTACCAATCAAACTAGGCGCTCATGAACTAGTAGAATATTGCAAAAATATTGTACAAGAAACAAACGGAACCCTACAGTTCCTAACAGCATTACCACATGATTACTCTGTGCCCTATGCCGCGCAGGACAAAGTATGGTGGGCACATGAACGTTTCCCAGGAATCCCAGTATTCTTTGGACCGTTTAGCTTTGACAAACATAAACATTGCCAACCCGGAGATATCCTAATCGATGACCGGACCAGCAACTGTAATGAATGGCATGCCGCGGGCGGACTTGCACACATTTACCGAACCTGGCCAGATTGTAAAGTTTGGCTGGAATCAGTATTGCAGGCGCCGGCAAGCGTCTAGACTAACTATTAAACAAGGAGACTAATATGTCAAACAAATATTCAGAGTTCACAAAGATCGTAGAAGCAATGGAAAGCGATTTCGAAAAGTTTTACGATAAAGAAGTTGGTGCCGCAGGCACTAGAGTTCGTAAACATTTACAAGAGCTAGCCAAGCTGTGTAAAGAAACACGCAACGATGTTACCGCAGTTAAGAACGCACGTAAAGAACCAAAATAATAGCATAAATACAATGTCCAATAGGAGATAGTATGGCTTATTCAGAAAAGGTGATTGATCACTATGAAAATCCCCGGAATGTCGGATCTTTTGACAAGAGTGATCCTAGTGTTGGTACTGGTATGGTTGGTGCACCTGCTTGCGGCGACGTAATGAAACTACAAATAAAGGTTGATAGCGATGGCATTATTAGAGATGCTCGTTTCAAGACATATGGCTGCGGTTCAGCAATCGCCAGCTCGAGTCTTATCACTGAGATGGTTAAAGGAATGCATTTGGATGATGCTAGTAATATTCGTAATAGCGAGATTGCCGAAGAACTAGCCCTACCTCCTGTAAAGATACATTGTAGTATTCTAGCAGAGGATGCTATTAAAGCAGCCGTAAATGATTACCGTAACCGACACAGCCAGTAAACGGATTAAACAAAATCTGGAGAAACGCGGCAGGGGNGTTGGAATCCGGATAGGTGTTAGGACTACAGGCTGTAGTGGGTTAGCATACACTATTGAATACGTTGACGAATACACAGCTGAAGCGGGTGTTACTAACTATGCCCAAAAAGACTTTGTTGTATTGATAGATGCCAAAAGTATAGTATATCTAAATGGATTAACCATGGATTGGGTTCGCAACGGACTCAATGAAGGATTTGACTTTGTCAATCCAAACGAACGTGACCGGTGCGGGTGCGGCGAATCATTTAGAGTATAGCAGTGTGGACTAGGCAACAAACCCAGGAATGGATTACTCAAATCGAACTTAGAGTTGAGGATATCGATTACTACCTAAGGCGCACAGTTGAATGGTGCGAAACTAACGGTGTTTGGAGTGACGATCGTGTATTCTTGCTAAGTTTTATGACTGCCATTTGGGTAAGCCATATGAGGCAAGAGCCTATTTCAAAAAAAGAAATACTCGAACTATTGGGTATTCCTCATTGGGAGAAGGTGGATGATTTGGAGTACACATTGCATCCAGAAGTCCAGGAAATGGAGTTTGAAGAAATGCTAAATCATTTGGCAAGCAAGTTCTAGACAATCTTCAAAATAGATAGTATAATAAGTCTATGTGTATAACTTTTGGTATAACTTATGACTATGCATTTAGAAGGTCCGTGGCTGAGTACTACAGGTAAAAAGCGAGGCAAGCAAAAGTTTGCATCTGCTGAACAGGCAAGAAAGGCAAGAGAT